GTTCCTTTCCCTCCCCAACGCAGTCCAAACTTCACGAGGACAGTCCATTTACCGCCAGACCAGTCCAGAACTAACCCGATGGCAGCCAAACAGTCCAAAACCCTTAAGGGGAAAACTAAACCTAGGCTTCAATCAACACCTTTAAAGGGTCATTCACTTATTCAGGATGTCAGGGATATTGCCGAGATAATCGGCATGCCTTTATTGCCTTGGCAGGATTACGTTCTCAAGGACATGCTTACGGTTGATAAAAAGGGGATGTTCATTCGTAAGACCAATTTGCTTTTAATCGCCAGACAATCCGGAAAGACCCACTTAGCGCGTATGCTGATATTGGCTCACCTGCTTAAGTGGGATAGCCGCAATATCCTCATCATGTCATCTAACCGATCGATGGCATTAGACACCTTTAGACAAGTCGCTCAAGTATTGGAGAACAATGACCACCTCAAAGGATTCGTCAAACAGATCAGATACGCTAACGGAACTGAGTCTATTGAGATGTTGGACGGCAGAAGGCTTGATGTTGTTGCGGCAACTAGAGATGGCTCTCGCGGCAGAACTGCAGACTTCTTATTCATTGACGAGCTCCGAGAAATCAACGAGGAAGGATTTAGAGCGGCAGTCCCTACAACTCGAGCGCGTCCAAATTCTCAGACGCTTCTTACCTCTAATGCAGGAGACGCTTTCTCGACAGTCTTAAATGGAATGAGGGAACGAGCCTTAGAGAACCCACCTAAGTCTTTCGGGTTCTATGAATATTCAGCACCACAGTATTGCAAGATAACCGACCGCCAAGGATGGGCTCAAGCAAACCCAGCACTTGGCTATACGATAAGTGAGGAAGCCCTTGAGGAAGCAGTTGCGACGAGCCCGATTGAAAATACTAGAACTGAGTTGCTCTGCCAATGGATTGATTCTCTCAGTTCTCCCTGGCCGCATGGAGTTCTTGAGGACACTTCGGACGCCAGTCTCACGATTCCAGTTGGTGGCTATACGGTCTTTGCTTTCGACGTATCTCCTAGTAGGCGCAACGCAAGTCTGGTTGCTGGACAAATACTCCCAGATGGTCGCATTGGAGTTGGAATACTACAAACGTGGGAAAGCCAAGTCTCGGTAGATGATCTCAAGATTGCTGCCGAGATTAAGGGCTGGGCTGACCAATACAGACCACGACAGATTTGCTTTGACAAGTACACGGCTCAATCTATTGCTGACCGGCTCAATAATGCTGGGCAAATAACGATGGACATCTCTGGCGCTGCCTTCTATCAAGCCTGCGGTGATCTATTAGATGCGTTAGTCAATCATCGCTTGGTTCATTCGGGTCAGGAAAATTGGATTCAACAAATGAACAACTGCGCAGCTAAGACCAACGACAGTAGCTGGAGAATCGTTAAACGTAAAAGCGCTGGCGATGTATCGGGTGCAATCTCAACAGCAATGGTTGTCCATCAATTAACAAAACCACAACAGGTAGCGGCTATATACTCAGAATGACCTACATCTAGTGTATAATTAACCCCTATGGGTCTCTTCTCGCGTAAACCGCAAATCTTGGAAGCGCAAGCCGCACCGCAGGTTATGGGTGAGAACCTTCCATCTCTTTACAACTCTTTAACACTCCGTACATCACGCAAAGACGCCATGAGCGTCAGTTCGGTAGCCAGAGCCAGAAACCTAATCTGCGGAACAGTCGCCAGTATCCCACTCGAGTATTACAACAAGCGAACCGGCGAAGTTATGGCTGCGCCACGTTGGATTAACCAACTTGCAAAGAACCAGCCATCATTCGTAACTTTAACTTGGATCGTGGACTCGTTGCTATTTTATGGCGTCTCGTATTTAAGAGTAACTGAACGTTATGCCGAGGATGGCAGACCAGCCGCCTTTGAGTGGATTGCCAACTCACGAGTCACGTTTACAACTGATCTTGAGGGCATCATAGTTACGCAGTATTACGTGGACGCGTCACCTATTGCAATGAACGACATTGTGACAATTCAGGGATTCGATGAAGGCGTATTAGAGCGCGCCGGTCGCACTATTCAGGCAGCGATTGACGTAAACAAGGCTTCACACATTTCCGCAGCTACTCCGATGGCGTCGGGCATATTGAAAAATACAGGAGCGGACCTTCCACCTAATGAAGTATCTGGGCTCCTTGCAGCTTGGAAGCGTAGCCGTCAGAACAATTCGACCGCTTATCTCACTAGCACTCTTGAGTTCCAGCCGGTCCAGTTCTCACCTAAAGACATGATGTACGCGGACAGCATCCAGTCACTCAGTACTGAAATCGCTCGCGCAATGAACGTACCGGCTTACTATCTTTCTAGCGATCAGAACACGACGATGACTTATGCCAACGTTCAGGATGAGAGAAAGCAATTTTACGCGCTTAGCATCGAGCCTTACATTCAGGCTATTCAGGCGCGCCTATCAATGGACGACATCTCTACAGCCGGTCACGAGGTTCGCTTTGCCGTATTTGATACCTTCCTCAAGAGTGACCCATTGGTAGAGCTCCAAGTCATCGAGAAACTTTTAACCCTTGGACTTATCTCAACAGAGCAAGCGATGGAAATGACAGACTTAACTCCTAACGGAAGCGAAGGAATGAGCTAATGGAAACCCTATACATCGAAGCAGCCTCAATCGAGTGCAGCGAGGAACGTCGCGAGATTAGCGGCAAAATCGTTCCAATGGGAACAGGCGAAGTAGGCAACACTAACCTTGGTGGCGTTGTCTTTGAAGCAGGGTCTATCGAAATTGATGATCCAACCAAGATTAAGTTGTTATCACAGCACGACATGAAAAAGCCTGTCGGGCGCATGGTCTCAGCAACAGTGAAGCCTGATGGCATTTACGCCACATTTAAGTTAAGCCGTTCAACAGGTGGCAATGATGCCCTTGTAATGGCAAGCGAAGGACTCGTCTCGGGTCTCTCAATCGGAGCAGAGATTATTTCGTCTGCCCCATCACGCGCCGGACACACAGTTGTCACGGCAGCACGTCTGAAAGAGGTTTCTCTCGTCACTGAGCCAGCATTCAAATCTGCTCAGGTGCTAGAGATTGCAGCAGAGGAAGTTATCCCTGCTGAACAAACAACAGAAAGCGAGCCCGAAAAAGTGGAAGAAACCACAACTCCGGTTGAAGCTCCAGCAGTTGAAGCAGCGGCAGAAGAAGCGGCTCGCCCAACAGTTGCAGCATCACACTATACAAAAGAGCGCACAGCTCCAATCTCATCAGCTCAGTATCTTGAAGCATCTATCAAGTCTGCTCTCGGTGATGACGAAGCACGTCGTACAGTCCGCGCGGCAGATGATTCTACATCTACCAACACCGGTCTGACACTCCCGCAGCACCTCAACTCATTCATCACAGATACATTTAGCGGACGTCCAGTATTTGATGCCGTAACACGCAACGCACTTATCGATTCAGGAATGTCTTTCACAGTTCCACGTCTTTACACAAACGCATCAACAGCAGACACAGCACCATCAGTCGCTGATGTAAACGAAGGCGCAACAGTTACAGATGTCGGGATGACTTCTGCGTATGACACAGTGAACATCAACAAGTTCGCCGGTCTCAATCGCATTAGTTGGGAGCTCATCGACAGATCATCTCCTTCCTTTATGGAACTTCTCATGGCAGAACTTCGTAAGGCTTACGAGAAGGCAACTGATACTGCGGTTCTAACAGAGCTAATTTCATCAGGAACAACCGCAACAGGCGTTGCTGCAACAGCAGCAGGACTTCAGTCATTCATCTCTGTAGAAGGCGCAGCCGCATACAAGGGTACAGGCGGAGACTTCGCTAACAAGCTCGTAGCGAACACTGATCAGTGGGCGGCAATTACCGGTTATGCAGATTCAACTGGGCGCGCATTGTATTCAGCACAGGGTTCAACAATGAACGCATCAGGAACAGCAGTTGCATCATCAGTACGCGGCAACGTTCTTGGTACAGACCTCATCGTAGATCACAATATCGCTGCATCAGGCGTCATTGATAACTCAGCGTTCCTTATCGCGCCTTCAAGCGTTTACGTATGGGAAAGCCCAGTCACAAATCTACGTCTCCAAGTGCTAAGCACTGGTGAATTGGAGATTGCACTTTACGGTTACCTCGCAGTTTACGTTGCGAAGTCAGGTAAGGGCGTCCGCAAGTTTAACCTTGCATAAGTAATACCCTAAGTCGCTTGAGGGGGCTGCCAGAGCCCTTGCAGCTCCCTCAAGTCTTTAGAAAGGATAACAATGTCAATCACGACAGTCGCAGAACTGAGAAGCGCCCTCGGCGTGGGCACCCTCTACTCTGACAGTGTGCTTCAATCTGTCTGCGATGCTAGTGATGAAATCTTGCTGCCTTTTCTATGGACTAACACGACTCCAACAATTGCCCACAGCAATGTTGGCACAGTAGGAACTCTTTACTTTAATGACTATGTGCAAGATGTGTTCTATGTAGGACAATCGGTAGTTATTACCAAGTCAGGCACTAAGTTCAACGGCACTAAGACAATCACCGGAGTTGGCGAGAAAAGCATAACTGTCACAACAACTCACACCAGCGACAACCAGTATCACCCAATCAATCCTTACGGACAGGTTGCTGCGGATACTTATGTTGATTATTCAACCGTTGCTGCGGTCCAAGAAGCAAGTCTCATGATCTGCGTGTCTATCTGGACATCCCGCCAGACCAACTCAGGCAACGGCATGAACCCTGACGGCTCAATGGGCAATCTTTACGCAATGTCATCACAACTGATATCTCGCGTCAGAGGATTGATTAGCCCGTATCTGAGCCCTAACTCAATGGTGGGCTGATGCCAGCAATAACAACCCTTCGAAGCACAATAGTTGCAGCTCTTGCGGATAACACTAAATACAGCGTATTTGCCTACCCGCCAGCGACCCCTATTGCCAATTCAATAATCCTGACTCCGGCAGACCCGTATATCGTTCCAACCAATAACGATAGAACATCGGTTGCGCCTATGGCGATGTTCCGTTTGCAGATTGTCGTGCCACTGCTAGATAACGAGGGTAACCTCGCTGGCATGGAAGCAGACATCGTTCGAGTCTTTCAATTACTAGATGCCTCAAGCATTGTGTTCAACGTGGGAAGCGTAAGCGCTCCTAGCGTTCTATCAATCGCTTCAGGAGATTTACTGGTCTGCGACCTTGCGATCAGTACCCTAACGGAATGGAGTTAAATCATGACCGATTTAGCACAATGGGAAAAAGAGAACGAAGCGTTCCTGATTAAAATCGGTCAGGTCGCTCCAAAAGCAGAAGCAAAACCAACAACCAAGAAAGACGAGGAATAAGCCGTGGCAGTATATCTAGCAAACACCGGAGTTCTTACTGTAAATGCGGTGGACCTCTCAACGTTGGTAAGCAACGTAACAATTAACCGAGCCTTCGACGAGTTGGAAATTACAGCTCTTGGAGATTCCGGTCATCGCTATACAAAGGGGCTTGAGGCTTCAAGCATTACCATCGACTTCTACAATGATCCTGCAACAAACAAGACACTGCAGACATTGAACTCATCCTCAGTATGGGGCAACAATGTCACAGTTACATTCAAGCAGACATCAGATGCGGTATCAGCAACAAACCCTCTTTACACAATGACCTGCTTGGTAAACAACACAACACCAGTAAACGGTGCAGTTGGAGACCTATCAACTCAGAGCGTAACTTGGAACGTTTCAGGTACAATCGCAGTAACAACTTCCTAATAACTAACTAAGGGGCTAAAGATGGCAAAGTTAAAGGTAACAAGGGCTGACAATTCAACAAACGAGTACGAGATTACTCCGTTGATTGAATATGCCTTTGAACAATACGCCAAGAAGGGCTTTCACAAAGCCCTGATAGAGGACCAGAAGCAGTCGGACGTGTACTGGCTGTGCTGGGAAGCAATACGTCGTTCAGGTGAAACGGTCAAGCCTTTCGGGGAACAGTTCCTTGAGACCCTCAAGTCAGTTGAGGTCCTAGAGTCTGACCCTTTAGTTTAAGGCTGGATAGGAACTCCATCACCTATCTCGCAGCTCGATTGAGTTACGAGTTCGGAGTTCCTTTCCAAACTATCGTTGAATTATCACCGGTAGCGTTTAAGGCACACATAGAGGTTCTAAAGGACATAGCAAAGGAGCGAAACGATGCGCATCGAAATACGCGGAAACGCTGACCTTCGCAAAGCAATGCGTCGCTTTACTCCTGATCTAGAAAAAGCCTTAAAGAAAGAAATCTCAGCAATCTTGCGCCCTGTCGTTGTACAGGCAAAGGGCTTCGTTCCGGCGACTTCCCCAATGCGAGGCTGGGCAGCGCGCTCATTCAGCGAGGGTAGATTCCCAACTTATAGTGCTTCGACAATCAAGGCTGGCATAACCTTTAGTACAACACCAAGCAAGATTAACTCTAACGGCTTTAGCTCGATGGCAAGAATTGAGAACCGCAGCCGAGTAGGTGCTATCTATGAAAGCGCCGGTCGCAATGGTGATCAGGGACAGCCTTGGGTTGGTCCTAAAGCCGGAAGCAATAGCAACAAGGTTAGCAAATCCAGTAACCCTAAAGCGGGTGCGCAGTTCATTAAGAATTTACCACCATTGGTTTCAAGCCTTAAAGGTCGCGGTCGTTTAATCTATCGCGCTTGGGCTAAAGACCAAGGCAAAGCCGAGGGTGCAACAATGAAAGCCATCGATAAAGCCATTACCCAATTTAGGGCAGAGGCTGCTAAAGGAATTGGAAAGGCAGCGTAATGGCAGCACCAGTACAAGAGACGATTTCCATTGGGTCAAAGGCAGACACCCGTGGGTTTAAGAAGGCTGAAACAGCCGCCGCTAAGTTAAACAAGACACTTCGAAACCTTGGCTTAGCCCTTGGCACAAGTGCATTGGTTTCGTATGGCAAGGCAGCCGTCAAGGCTTTCGCAGCTGACGAAGCAGCAGCCAACCGTCTTGCAACTGCAGTCGATAACCTTGGTCTTTCATTCTCTCAAGTTCAAGTTAAAGACTTTATCTCAAATCTTGAACAGAGCGCAGCCATCGCAGATGATGTCCTGCGCCCAGCCTTCCAAGGTCTATTGACAACAACCGGATCATTAACCAAGTCCCAAGAACTTCTCAACAATGCAATCCAAATCTCGAGGGCAAGCGGTATCGACTTGGCTACCGTGGCAACGGACCTCGGTAAGGGTTATGTAGGGATTACTCGCGGACTTACAAAGTACAACACAGGCTTAACCCGAGCAGAGATTACGACCAAATCATTTAATGAGATTTTAGGCATCATGCTGGCCCGTTCAGCCGGTGCAGCTCAGGATTATCTAACAACGACTTCTTACAAGATGGAAGTTCTAACAGTTGCAGCTGGTAACGCTCAAGAAACAATCGGAGCGGGTCTAGTAGATGCCTTCGCCAAGATTGGCGGCGGGTCATCAGCTACTGACGCAGCAAAGACAATCAATGACATCGCTAAGTCAATTAACGCCATGACCCAAGCAGTTGGAATTGCCGTTGGCGGGTTAGTTAAACTCTACAGAGCCTTTGATTACGTTGGAAGCCTTGGCGGTTTATTGGGTGAGAACGGTTCTTTATTTAACCAGTTCCAAGACAAGCCAAATACCAACCGATCTAAATCACCTGCTGGAACAGCCCAACGCACAGCCCAACAACGCCAAGCGGAAGCGGCAGCAGCCAAGCGCGCTAAAGAATTAGCAGCCCTTCAAGCAAAGCAGGTTAAGTCTCAGAAGGCTTTGACTGATGAGCAAAAGAAGCAGAACGTTTTAAAGAAGGCTGGGACAATCTTTGACCTAGAGCAGATTCAATTAATTGCTGCGCTTCAGGGTAAATTATCTGATGAGGATCGCAAGCGCGTAGAACTCCAATTTGCTTTAATAACTGGCAATGTATCGGAAGCCAAAAAACTGACCGCCGAAATAGCAGCGGCCCAAGGATTAAGCAAGGATTTAGCTGGCTATCTCGCAAGCCTTCCAGATGCTAAGAATCCTTTTGCTTCATGGGGTAAATATTTAGATGATTTGGCAAAGAAGGCTTCCCTGATTGTTACAGGAGATCCTAATTTTAATAGTTCGCTTGGCTGGAATAACAACCCTTCATTTCCTGAGATACCTGAGGTTCCAGTGACAAATGTGACACCATTCCCTAGATCAACACCAGGCAGTTTCCGCAGAGCAGAAGAGGCTTCAAACGCATCAGGACCAATTCAGGTTGTTGTACAGGTTGATGGAAAAGCGATTGCTTCGGCACTTCAGGATACTTCGATGTCAGGCATCCCTTCGTCAATTAACAGAACCTATGGAAGTTTCGCTGGTCGATGACATTACCTGCCGAAATATCCGTATCCTTTGACTTTAGCTCTGGAGCGACTTTCGGCTACCCATTTACCATCGGCGATGCTAAATATGGCGTCATTGGCACAGGCACGCTTGGTTCGACATCAGTGCCGCTTCCGGTTGTTGATTTAACTCCACAAGTCCGCAACATAACCATCAATCGCGGCAGAGACATCCAGAGCGACACATATACAGCCGGAACAGCAGTTGTGCGCATTATCGATCCCGAGTCACAATTCAACCCACAGAACACTTCCAGCCCTTATTACGGCTATTTAGTGCCTTTGCGCAAGGTTCGTATCGCAGCTACTACAGCAACCACTCAGGAATTTTTATTCTCAGGTTATACAACTGAGTATCGCTATACATACGACCAAGCCGAACAAATGGGTTATGTTGATATTTATGTTGCTGACGCTTTTCGCTTGTTCAACTTGGCTCAAATTACAACAGTTGCAAGTTCGGGGGCAGGTCAGACAACTGGCACACGCATAGGCAAGATTCTAGATCAGGTAGATTTTCCAACCAATATGCGCACAATCGCTACTGGCCAATCTCAATGTATTGCAGATCCAGGAACTCTTCGAACAAGCCTTAACGCAATAAAAAACGCAGAGTTCTCAGAACAGGGCGCTTTCTTTATTAACGGTTCTGGCACAGCAGTATTTAAGGACAGAAATTCTGTTGCTTCATCTATTTATGGGACTCCAATTGAGTTTAATCAGACCACCGGTATCCCGTACCGAAACCTTGTGTTTGCCTTTGATGACAAATTGATTATCAATCAAGCGCAGATGACCCGTTATGGCGGGGCGGCGCAGTTCGCAGAGAACGCAGCCAGCATTGCCCGGTACTTCCCTCACCAGTACAGCGCACAAGACTTGGTTATCGATACTGATGCCAATGCCCTTAATATCGCTGCCACGTACGTAGCCACTAGAGCTGAGACAACTATCCGCATTGACCAGATGACTGTTGATTTACTAGACACTGCCGTACCAACTGACACAATAATTGGTTTGGATTATTTTGACAATTTAAGAATTAGCAATGTCCAACCCGACGGAAGCACAATTGTCAAGACGTTGCAGGTACAGGGATTATCGTGGAATATCAGCCCTAACAGCATGACCGTTACAGTTACAACACTTGAGCCCATAACCGATGGGTTCATTCTTTCAAGCTCTGAGCGCGGTATAATTGGCGTATCAGCGATGACTTGGTAATAGGAGATATAAATGGCAGCAGGACAAGGATTTATTGAATTTGCGACAGGAGACGTCTTAACGGCTGCTGCCGCTAACGGCTATCTAGCCTCTCAGGTCGTCATGGTATTTGCTGATGCGGCCGCTAGAACTGCTGCAATCACCAGCCCACAAGAGGGAATGATCTCTTACCTCAAAGACACCAATTCTACTGAGTATTATTCAGGCTCAGCGTGGGCGGCTATTGGTGGCGGCGCTACAGGTGGCATGACACTCCTGCAGACTGTCACCTTGTCAGGCACTTCAACAACCACATCAAGTTTCAGCACAGCCTATAAGAGCTTAGTGCTTCACTTCTATGGAGTCACCACAACTATTAACGGATCAATCAATCTCCGAGTAAATAGCAACACAGGCAACAATTATGGAGATGCTTACCTCAGCGACTCAAATACTACTTTCTCAATCAACGCACCTGCTTCATCGGTCAGAATCCTTGATTACAACACATCAGGAACTAACTATTCATCTGGAACAGTAGAGATTCCTCAATATGGAAACACAAGCGCAACAACAAAAGCATTTATCTCCCATCAAACAAACACAGCCGCACGTCGCACATTTAACATCGGCTACATCACAGAATCATCAGCAATCAGCACCCTTACATTCCTGACTGGCTCAACCCCAACAATGGGCGGAACAGTCCTAATCTACGGAGTAAACTAATGTCAAAGCCAATGGTTAGAATCTACACAGACGCAGAAAACTTTATTGATCGTGAAATGAACGATGAGGAATTCGCGCAATGGGAAAAAGACAAGGCAGCAACCGACGCGGAATTAGCTCAGATTGACGCCAAGGCTGAAGCCAAAGAAGCTGTATTGGCTAAACTTGGTCTTACAGCTGATGAAGTAGCTGCTCTGCTGGCATGAGTTGGAAACTTTGCAAGGCTGGACAACAGCTAAGGCAGCAGATAGATGATTCTTACCCAGACAGAGATCGCACCTCGGATGGGGTTTTGGGGGACATCCGTCATCAATCACGTCCTTCTGACCACAATCCTGATAAACAAGGTATCGTCAGAGCCATTGATATTGACAGGGATTTGGCTGGAAAGAAAAAGCCTGACCTCATGCCTGACCTTGCGGATCAGATTCGACACGCAGCAAAGTCTGACAAACGCATTGCTTACATCATATTCAACGGAAAAATTGCTTCCTCTCGCATGGGGTGGCGTTGGCGAAAGTACCGTGGAATTAATCCGCACTCTGCGCATTGCCATATTTCTTTCACTAAGCAAGGCGATTCAGATGATTCGTTCTTTAATATCCCGATGATAGGCGGCACAGCATGAACATGAAGCACCCAGCAGTAGTTTCTCTTGGAGCGTTCCTAGCAGTATGGGGTACAACCTCAAACTTTGCTCTGGACTATCGCTCAATCCTTGGCTCTATCGTCGCTGGCGTATTCGGTTACGCATCTCCTAAGAAATGACCGCACAGGACTTTGCGGCAATTGCAGTCGCTATCATCACAGTTCTCGGCGGCGTTGCAGCTTATGTCCAGTTCATGATTAAGCATTACCTATCGGAACTTAAACCTAATTCTGGTTCAAGCATTAAGGATCAGGTTTCTCGACTTGAATCGCGTGTCGATACAATCATTGAACTGTTAGGTAAGTAACACTTATCTCATGGCAAGAAAGCGACCGGTCATAGACCTCGATACATATAACGCTCTTGATGCCTATGCGATAGCGCTCAACGAGTTCTATAAGGCTTTGCGTAAAGCCGGATTCTCTGAGACTCACGCCTTCTGGATTCTCTCAGATCGCGACAGTTTCCCTGATTGGCTCATTCCCAACTTGCCTAATCGCATCGACAATATCCCCTATGAGGACGACGACGAGGATTAAATGAAACGTACGGTAGTAATTCCTGATCTACAGATTCCCTACCATGACGCCCATGCGGTCTCTAATATAGTTAGATTCCTAAAGACCTTCAAACATGATTCAGTTGTAATCCTTGGCGATGAGCTAGACCTTCCACAGGTTAGCCGTTGGGAAGAGAACAAGATGGGCTGGTTCGCTCAGACCCTAGACGACGACCGTAATGAGGCTATCGAGATTCTCTGGTCTTTGACCCAGTATGCCAAGGAAGCCCACGTCACGCGTAGCAATCACACTGATCGCTTATATAACGTCATCATGCGCAAGATACCCGCCTTCTTAGCTCTACCCGAGTTGAAGTACGATAAATTTATGAAGTTCGACGAGATTGGCATCGAGTACCATCGTAAGCCATACGCTATCGCCAAGGGCTGGATAGCCATTCATGGGGACGAGGGTGCGCTTAACCCTAACGCGGGGCTTACCTCGCTGGGCTTGAGCCGTAAGATGGGTCTAAATGTTATCTGCGGGCATACGCATCGTGCTGGCCAGAGTGCCTTTTCTGAGGCTTCAGGGGGCGTTTTAAGACGAGTTCATCGTGGAGTTGATGCCGGACACCTGATGGACATCAGAAGGGCGCATTACGTCTCAGCGCCTAATTGGCAGCAAGCCTTCCAGATTATGACCGAGGACGAGCGCGGGGTTCAGATTGACATGATTAACATAGAAAAGGACGGTACGTTCATTGTCCACGGCAAGCGGTACGGGCGAGTTCGCTAGTCCCTATTTTGAGGACGAGGACCCGTCTCAAATCGTTATCGTTTCGTTATCTAAAAAAGGCGGCTGTCGCATAAGGCTCATGTAAAGTTCTACTCGTAAAGGGAGATTCCCAATACGAAAGGGGCTCAAAATGTTATCTACGATGGTAGAGGTCGAACAAGACTTCGAAAGACTTACCGAGACATCAATGCTTTTCAAGGAATCTGATTGGGAAGCCCAAGACGGTCGATTCACAGACGGCGTGGTTGATTACAGTCATAAGTGCATCTATTGGTTCGAGCGTTACTCAGATATTGTACTGGCTAAGGCTTTGCTCAAAGGCATGGGAGAGGCTTACACGGTTCTCTATGACACAGCTGTAGATCAGTGGGTTATTACTTCAACCTACGCAACAGAAAGTTGGAGATAATGACTGTCCTACAATTAATTTTATTGCTATCGCATGGACTCATTGGAGTCATTTGCTACACAGACGGAAAGCGCACAGGTTACCTTGAGGGTCGCAAGGCGGTCCGCAAGCACTATGAGCGACTTCAACAGGTTAGCCGATGAACGCCCGTGATTACCTCAACGAAGCGCGAGCTACTATCCAAGACCGAGGACTTGATTACGGTCACCCATCGGACAATATGCAAAGGACCGCAGCACTCTGGAGCGCATACCTCGAAATGCCAATTACAGATTATCAAGTGGCGATGTGTATGGCACTGGTCAAAATTGCAAGGTCAATGGAATCTGCAAAGCCAGACCATTACATCGATCTCTGTGGGTACGCCTCGATAAGTGGACAGCTGCATACTGAGGAGAATGAATTATATGTGTGATGAATCTTGCCCGTGTTTCTACTTTGGCTCATGCCCTAACGATAAGGATGATGAATAATGTTTAATTTACAAGATTACGAAACTGTTGCTGATCGCGTTAAACGATTCCAGAAGGCGCACCCAGTTGGTCGCATTGTTACGGAAGTTGTGAACCTAGACCACGTTAAAGGCGAGGTATTGGCTAAGGCTTCTGTTTATCGCGAGCACGAGGATACGGTTGCAGCTGGAGTTGATTACGCTTTTGGGGTTGCATCTACTTACCCACAATCAATGCGTAAATTTTATGTCGAGGATACGATTACAAGCGCTGTGGGTCGCGCGTTAAGCCTAGTTCTCGAAACTAATCAGAAGCCTACTCGTGAGGACATGCAGAAAGTGAAAGCCCACGAGGAAGTAAAGACACAGGTAGAACAGGTCAAGGCAAAGATGGCTGAGACCGCTAAAGAATACGTCCCAGTAGAAGCAGAGGCAGATCCATGGACTCAGAACTTCGCAGCTCCAACAACGACAATCGAGCAAGCAGTCGAGATGGTGAGGGATGTCCTTGGTGGCACGCCAGTGGACGAGAGTTGCAAGCATGGTGCGCGTGTATGGAAAACAGGAACTTCTAAAGCCGGTAAGCCTTGGGGTCATTGGAAGTGCAACATCTCAAGACAGAACACTCAAGATGAGCCATGCGAGCCAATCTGGTACGAGATTGATAAGGAAACAGGTCAATGGAAGCCACAGGTTAAACGCTAATGGGACATATTGAATTCTTGAACCAGGATAACGAGTGGGAACGCTTCCCAACAGAGGAAGAGGAAGCCAACCTACGAGCTAACGCTGAGGCATTAGAGGAGTTGGGTTACATGTTGATTTGTCAGTTATGTAATGTCGCTCCAACATGGATGCAAATTAGAAAGCGTTGGATTGCTAAAGAGTGGACTTGCGATAAGTGCCACACAGTAAATTCTGCTGGGCGTGCATGACACGACACAGAAAAGACCGAGGCTTTCGTACTGAGCGCGTAGTTGTCTCCTATCTACAAACTTGGTGGAGAAGCGCAAGCATCGGAAGGGGTGCGGGCAAAGACGTTCATCAAGTCCCGTTCGACTTGGAAATCAAAGCTCGCTCAACGTTCGCACCCCTAGCATGGATTAAACAGGTGGAGAAAAGGTCGCAAGGCAAAGAGCTGAGCGCCGTGGTGGTCAGAATGAATGGACAAGGAGAGGATGCGTCTCAGTATCTTGCCTTCATGAGATTTCAAGACTTGGTTAATCTACTGCTAAAGGCAGGTTACGGGGATTTAACGACGGATACTGATAAACTTGAACCTGAGAGATGCCAGCAATGCGGATCGTGGAAGTTTATAAACTGCCCATGCCGCACCTGCGCCCTATGTAAGGAGAAGTAATGGCAGACGATTGGTATACGCCTAAGTGGGTATTTGATAGCCTAGGCGTTGAGTTCGATATAGATGTCTGTTCGCCCGTAGGTGGCACAGGTCTAGTCCCAGCTAAAAAGTTCTATTCCATCGAGGATGATGCTTTGGTCCAAGATTGGGATGGCTTTATATGGATGAATCCACCTTATAGCAAGCCTACGCCGTTCGTGGATAAGTTCATTGAGCATGGTAATGGCATTGCATTAGTCCCATTTAGTAAATCTAACTGGTTCGGGCGCGTATGGAATGACGCGCACACATTATGCATATTGCCGCCTAACCTAAAGTTCCAGCGTCCTGATGGGTCATCCAAGCAGATATTCATGCAATGCGTATTGGTAGGCATGGGTCATGACGCTACCTCAGCATTAGTTAGATCAGGGATTGGTCGAGTGCGATAATGCCTATATATGAATTCGAATGTAATAACGAGTCATGCGAGGCTAACGCCCGTTACGACAAAGAACTATCCATCAGCGAGCCGCACGATCTGGATTGCCCGTTCTGTGGTGAGTCAATGAGGAAGGTGTACTCCAGTGTTCCAGCAGTCCATTTCAAAGGTTCAGGGTTCTATTCAACAGATTCCAAGTAAGAGAAACGCCGGTCTGACCTGCACTTATGCAAATGTGCTTGGTGCGTCTGGTACTCTAACGGCTAGAGCCCTTAAGGGGCTCACAGCGCGCCGCCTGCGGTTAGCGCGCGGGGTAGCCTTCGTTATTGGGATATCTCTATCTATACCAATGGCTAGTGCAGATAGTGGCTCAATAGATGCCATTGAACCAAAGAGATATATACGATTAGCATTAGATAAAAGAGAAGCCAAATGCCTATCAAGGCTTATAGGTAAAGAGAGTGCTTGGGATTCAAAGGCTATTGGTAATCTAAATAGCCCTACTAAGCAATACGTATATGGGTTACTACAATTAAAGAACCCTATAGTCAAAGACAAGAGTCCTATTGAACAGATACACTATGGGCTTAAATACATAGATCATAGATATCAAGGCGATGCGTGTAACGCATGGAAGCATTGGAAGCAAAGGGGCTGGCATTGAGCAAAGACCCTAGAGATAGCAGACAATGGCGAGCCTTGCGTAAGACTATCCTAGCTCGTGATGGTTATGTCTGTACCTATTGCGGACAAGACGCAGACACAGTGGACCACGTGTTGCCAATTAAGGACCATCCAGACCTAGCCATGAGTCCTGACAACTTACGAAGTGCATGCAAGCGTTGCAACAGCATGAAGGGGTCACGCTCAGAAGGGGCTTTTTTAGGTCGCTTGTTCA